GATCCACTAAACTTTTCGTAGATTCTTCTTTCTATCATTTCTCTTTGTTCAGGATCAGGAGTTCCATTGTTGAAGTTGATTAACATACTTGGTGCAAGTCCGTTTAGTATGTTGTTTAAATGGAAGTTAGAAATCTCCTCCTCTAATTCAGCGTATTGTGTACCACCTTGATAATCTACAGGACTATAATACTTAAAACCTGCTCTATAAGGCTTAATATAAAGTATTTCTAATCCCTCTTTAGAAGTTCCAAATGCAGGTATTCTTTTAAGTTCGTTTCCTTTCTTGTACTTTGCCCAATCATTAAAATAATAGTAACCCTCTATTTCTCCTTTTTCGTTGCACTTTTCTGCTCTTAAGGTCTCTATAGGCATATGTTCAAGCTGTACAATCTTAGCTCTGTTTTTAGAATAAATAACTTGTACTGCACATTGACCCATTAGTTTTAAATCATAGCATAATTTTCTTACACAATCATTATTAAATAACGACTTCATTTGAGCGTACTCATCAGGCTTTTTATTTGAATTGGTAGCATCTAAGCCTTTTCCGTAAATCATCTCGCTAACACCATTTATAATAGCGTTATTCGTAGGACTTCCGTTGTATCTGTCTATTAGGTATTGAAAATAATTATTATCTTCTCCATACTCGATGAAGTCTTTGCCTCTTACCTCCTTAACTACAGGAGAAGTGTAGGTGCTTAAATTTACAATACTTAAATCTGATTTGTTTTTCATATAATTATATAATCATTATCGTAGACATCGTTTCCTGTTGGTACTGTGTATTCTCCACTATTAACTGAGTAACTTGAAATAGTTTGGTCAGTACAGAAAACTTTATCTTTATATATTACATCGCTTCCCTCTTTAAGAGTTAGGTCGTAAAACCTACCCTCTACAAGTACAGGACTTAATGCTTGTGATAACACTAAATAGTTCTTGTCTGTTGTAGTGCTTACTGTGTATGTTGTTGAGGTGTTTGTTGAATCATCTCTTAGTATCATACTAACACTTGATGCATAACTTCTTGGTATTACTTTTAAAGTTTGAGCTGATGCAGATGTCGTTAAGTGTATCATACTTATATAACGTATAAACTTTGAATTTTGTGTATAAAAAAACCCCTGCCGAAGCAAGGGTCTTAATTTATTTACCTTTACGCCAAAGCTCATATTCGCTTGGTATATCCTTAACATAATTTTTTGACCTATAAAATCTATATTCCATATAATCATTAGGTCTATTTAAGTTTAAGTAAAAGTAGAGCTTCTTTAAAGTTCTCCAAGTTTGGTTTACCCCTAAAGTATATTCTCTGTCGCCCTCTTTGTCGCTCTCAACTCTTATTAACCATAAATCAAACCAATCACTAAGTTCACAGTAAATATCTCTTAATGCTTGGTCTCCATACTTTGCAAAGCTCGTTACCTTATTTTCTATGTTTTTATAAAAAGGGTCAGCTAATGGTAATTCTGTGATGTCTGCAATAAATGCTAAATCATCTTCCAATTCTCTTTTTGTAAATCTCATAATTTTAGTTTTTAATTAGTATTAGTTTTAATATGTCAAAGAACAAAGTTCAATACAATATAATAAACAAATGTTAATAAACCTAAAACTTTAACAAAACTTTAACATTTAAAAAAAAAAGAGGAGTCCGAAAACTCCCCTTTAAAACAAAACTAATCTATTTTATGAAAACTTATATAAATATAAGAAATTAATTTTAGTTAGGTGTTATTTGAGTTGCACTTGCATTACCTGTAACTACTGAAGCTGTTACAAAGTATGGTGGTGCAGTCTCTTGTGCTACCATAGTTAAAGTAAAACCACTAAGATCTCCCATAGCAGCTCCACTTACGATTGATCCTCCTGTTACCTCTGCTCCGTGTTCTAAACCTACTACAAAGTAATTACCATTATAATCTTCTACAAAAACGTGTGGTCTTGCGTGTGCGATTAATTTTAATTCTTCTTGTGTAGCTTTTTCAAGGAATGTAAGTGTCAAGTTTAATGTGGTTTCATAGAAAGTAGTACCATTTTCTCTTGAGCTATTGATTGCTGATTCTAAAGATGAATTACCTTTAATATCGAACTGAAATAAATCAGGAGTTCCTGCAATAGCAGTAAGCTCACCTGAAGCAATAGTAGTAGCACCAAGAGTACCAAAGTCTGCAAAGTAAACAGTTTTTAAACCACCTACAGCCGACTTACAAGGTAACTTTCTTCCTGTTGTTAGTGTACAAGCCATAATTATTAGATATTAAAAAAGGGTAGGCAGAATACTACCCACCCCTTTATATGTTAGTTAATTTAATTTATTAGTCGTAAAGAACTACATCAGCACCGACACCGATTTGACATCCTGCTGTATATCTCATTACTACTCTTACATTTTGTGATCCATCAATATCTGACATATCAATAACTTTCACTTCGTTTCTGTCGTTTAATAGACCTGTTCCGAAGAATAAGTTAGAGCTTCTTGCAGCGATTGCTTGGTTGTCTCCAAAACCTGAAGATGGATAGATTCTTACGCCATCAAAGAATAAGTTATCTAATGATTGGTTGTTACCTTTGTTGTCATAACCATTAGCACCTAAACCTGATGCACCGAAACCACCTAAAGCTCTAATGTAAGCTCTGTAAATGTTTTGTGATACATAAATAATTAGATCATCAGCTCCGTAAACTCCTGATGGGATAGCATCAACGATTTTACCTAATTCTGTAATTACGTTAGAAGCTGTAACAGTTCCTGCTGTAACATCTACTACATCAGAGTCAGCAGTTGCTAATGTTACAAAACCATCAAAGTTACCCTCTCCTGCACTACCACCCCAAATAGAAGTTTCAGTTGCACTTGCAACCTCTGCTGCTACTCTTGCGATAACGAAGTCAGAAAATAATGGAGGTAAGTTGTCAAAAGCAGAAAAGCCCATTTGAGCAGCTTCCCAATCTGCGTGTAATTCTTTTTTACAGATTTGTAGGTTTACTTGTAACTCAGTTGGAGTTAATACTTTTTCAGTAAGTGTAAGACCTGAAGTCGTTGAATCGAAATCACAGTCAGCACTTCTTACTAAATTTGAGAAAGCCCCTACTTTCATAGCAGCTTTGTACTTAATGTTAGGTAGAATAGTAATAGCAGCATCATCTAAAGTCTTTGCTGTTAATAAAGATGCAGCAATATATTTACCTGCAAATTCTCCTGCATAACTACTACCTGTAATTGTTGGATTTGGCATTTTACTTAATTTTAATTATTGGTTAATTTTTTCATTACTCTATCTAAAGCAGTTTCTTTTCTGTTGTTTCCGAATCTTACTTTAAATTCTTGTTTGGCTTCAGGATTGTGAGTGATTGGCTCTACAGCAGGAGTTTCGCTAAGTTCTTGTTTTACTTGCTCCTCTACTTCAGCCATTTCTTCTTTTTTATCCTTTAACTCGTTAATCATACCTTTGATCTCATCAATGGCAGAGTTAAATTCTTCTTTTGATACATAAGCCATTTCTTCTTCTTCTTCAGCTTCTACTTCTTCTTCTGCTTCCTGAGCTTTAATCTCTCCAATGATTCCCTCTTCGCTTACTACTAAGATTTGACCATCTTCCATTTGATATTCGCCTACAGGTACTGCTACTCTTTCATCTTCAGTAACAATAAAGATTTCGTTTCCTGCTTCAAAAGCCTCAGCTTCTAAAACTGTACCATTATCAAGTTTAGCTTGTGCTAACTCGACTTTCTCTTGAGATTCTTCTAATTGAGTTTCTTCAACTTGAGTTTCCTCTACTTGTTCCTCAATTTTTTCCTCTCCTAAGAAAGTTTTGATTTTGTCTAAGATTTCTGTTGATTTCATATTACTATAACGTGTTAAAATTTATATTTGCATTTTTATATTTTACCGATTCCTTGATTTATTATATTACCCTTACAGCACTTTACTGAATAGGTTTCATCTTTACATAAACAACCTCTACGCCCTCCTCTTGGACTTGTCTTACTTGGTGTTTCAAATTTTTTCATCTACCCTGACCTCTGTATTGTTTTTTATATCCTTTTTGTCCTACACTCGCATTTTTGCTGTGAGGATGTGATTTACGTTTTGGTTTTATATATACACTTACTACTTTTCTTGGCATTACTTAATAGGAATACAATTAGGAACTAATCTTCCGTTTTTTATTTTCATTCCGTATTGCTCGTATCCTGCTTGACAAGGTTTCTTCAAGTCAATAAGATCAAGCTCTTTAAGTTTACTCTCTGCCCATCTTTTAGCAGCTTTACCACCCCATAATAAATATGATATAGTTCCACACGCTTTAGAATCTCCCTCATCATAATATTCTTCTGCTCTACTTAAATAAGAGTACATTCTCTTTATAGTTTCTACACTTATAGGTTTTCCTTGTGCTAATTGTTGCGCTCTTACTTTTCCTACTTGTGTAGCACATTTATTGTTTACTTTTTCGTTCAGCTCTAAGCCTCTCTTAGCGTTGTTTTTTACTCCGTTAGGATAATCGCTATATGATTCAAGTTCTTGTCTCTTACCACCCTTTACACGCTTGTCTGACTTGATTATAGACCTTATGTAAGACAACATTTCACTTGCTTCAGCTTCTTCTAAGTCAGCAAAGTCATTTACAGGCTCTTTAGGTCTTTCCATTTTATCTGCGAAGTAACCCTCTATACTAAAACCTTTAACCTTGCCTGTTTTGACAAAGTTGTTCCATATCTCATCGTTGTTTACCTTAACTGCACCCATCCAAGTACCTACAGGAACATTCAACCCATATTTACGAGATTTATCGTGTACCTCATCTTCTACTAACCAAGATTCTACTAATGTTAGTCCGTTAATCGTATGTTGGTGTTCTAATGTAGCTTTTGACTGATTGCCATTCATTAAATATAGCTGTGATGCTTTTTCTACTGTGTCCTTAGAGAAATATATGTAATATTCTTCTTCGCCTTTTCTACGATAGATAGGTTTGTTAGGGATCAGTAAAGCACCCATAAGAATACGCTTGTCTTTGTCTACCTCAGCAAGTTTTATTTCTTCGCTTTTTAGTGCTATAAAATCTTCTTCTATTGCAGGATTTTCTACTACAGATATAGCTTCTATTCCTGTAAGCTCATCATCTCCTAATATTAGTTCAACGATTCTCATATATGTATAACGTATTAATTTATTTTTTTGTTTATCCTAAACTTGCACTACTTACAATATTTCTATCTAACTCTTGTGCTGTACTTACATCGCCACTAACTACAAAAGCTCTTGGTGGTGGTTGATTACCTAATAACTCTGCTAATTGATTTGTACCACTTGCTCCTACTGTACTAAATTGTGGAGGTGCTGAAGTTGTTGTTGGTGCTGATATTGCAGGTGTAGATTCGCCTCCTGTTGATCTTGCGCCTAATGATGCAGGTGGATTTGGTGTTTTGCTTCCTGCTATTTGTTTTACGTTTGCTATACCTGCTGCAATTACTGCTGCTGCACCTATAAAACCAAACAACCCACCTTGAGCTAATGCTTTGTTTGCACCTGCATAAGTATCTTGTAACGCCTGAACGATTGCAATAGCTTTTCCAAACTTAGAGTTTTGCCCTACTATCCCTGCTATATTACCTAATGTAGTCTTTAACTGTGCTTCTTTAGCAAGACCTAAGTCTTTTTCTAATTTTGTTTGTTGATTAGCGTTTTCTTGCTGATATGCTAATAATTCATTGTTGGCATCTTGAAAAGCTTGTGTTCCTTTTTCGTAAGAATCCCTTTTCATTTTTAATCTATCTTCTTCAACTTTTCTTTCAGTTTCAAGATTTTTTATCATTTGCTCTATTCTTGTAACTTCATTAAGTTCCATCTCAGCATTGAAATCTCTTTCTATTTTTTGTCTTTCTGCTGTAGCTTCTTTTTGGCTTTGTGTTAATTCAAGTTTTTCTTTATCTAATGCAACTCTATTAGATTCTTGTTCTGACATAAAACCCTCTATCTGTGCTTCTATTGCTTTCTTTTCGTTTCTTGCTTCTAAAAGTGCTAACCTATCTTCTTCTAAGCCACTTAATTTAAATTGTAACTCTGCTTGTTCAATCATTAAATCAGCATTAGCTAACATAGATTTCTCTTGTTCTTCTAACGTAGCCTTAAGTTCATCGTTAGCCTTTATTCTATCATCAATACTTTTTAGATCATTGTCTCTTATTTGTCTTTGTTGTTCTGCTTGTCTATCGTATTGTTCAATAAGACCTTGATTTACTATTCTTGCTTCATCTGCTGATTTTTTTAGTTGTTGATTTGCTTTTACATTTTCTGCTATTGATTTGACACTAATTTCGCTTAAGCCTCCTACTAATTCTGATCCTACTTTTGTAACCTCGCTCACAGCTTCTGTAAAATCAGTTGCTATTGCAGCTCCTGCTTCACCAACCCCTACTACTGTATCTGCAAGACTTTGTTTAGTTTCATCTATCTTAGAGTTTAATGCTTCTATCTTTTCCGTATCTCCACTTCCTAAAAACGATTGCTCCCAAGCTAACTGTGCATTATAAAACCCTAATGCTAAACCATCAATAGCTAATTTAAATGGTGCTATAGCTATCTTAAATACGTTACTTACTACTCTGCCTAAAGCATCAAAGTTTTCTGTTGTAGATGTTAAATTAGTAACTACACTAACTAATACATTTGCTATTTCACTAAATACTTGTCCTATAGTACCCATTACTAAATTAAACGCATCTGCTACTTGTTGGTTACTATTTATTGCTGCTTTTAAACCCTCAAATGCCTTTTCTAATAAGAATATAATACCACCTGCTTTTCCTATATTGCCTAATACTTTACCAAATTTACTAAGCCCTTTTTCTGTTTTTTTAGAATCTTCTTGTAACTTTTGAAACGAATCTTTTACTTCTTCAAGTTCTTTTTTTAATGCCTCTACTTGATCTATAGCATTTTCATATTTTAATTTTAATTCTGCTTCTACTACTTGTCCCATAATTCCTTTTTAAAGTTGTTATACGCCTCTCTAATGCTTTCAGGATGTTTGTATTTACCTTTAGCTATTTTTATGTTTTCTGTTTCGCCTTTTGCATAAGGCAATAAGTCTAATATATTTCTTATCACGTTAGTACACTATTTGTATAGGTTAATGTTTTTACTATAAGTTCTAATTCTGTTTTGCCTGTTGCTAAGTTTGTTGTTAAGCTGTTTATGTAATACTCTTGACCATTTATTACTATAATATCATTTACACTATAATTTAAAATAAAACTTACAGGCAACTGTGCTGATATTTTTATGATCCTACCTTTAAGATTGAATGATTGCTCAATGTATTGCTGATAGAATCTACTAAACAAACTATTAGTGTTTACATCTCCATTAAATTCATCATATTCAGCACCAAAGTTAAGCGTGTGGTTTTCATCACTTGACACATTAGATGGTGCATTGTAAGAAGTTAAATTTAATTGAGTAACTCTATAACTACTTGAATCTATAAGTCTGTTAAAAAATATATAAGGTTTACCTAATGCTGTTTTACCTGCATCATCTACCCACCAAGCTATTACATTGTCAGTTTGGTTTCCGTGATGATCTTGTAAATTAATTAGTACACTTCTTTCAAATGGCACTTCTTGATTAAACTCTTGTCCATCGTATTTTTCAGGTGCAGAATATCTAAGATCTCCAAAAACTTGACTAAATTGATTTACAAATCTTAGACTTGTTTGTGTTACAGGTTCAGAGTATTTAAAATTTACCCTATTATAAGGCACAGGTCTGTCTATAGTGCTTTGTGTTATATCAACATATTTTGTTATATCTCTTGATACGCCTAAAGTCATATAGTCATCAAAAGTTTGTACATAAATTTGTGAGCTATCTTTTTTAGTATAAGCTACTAAATTAAACATCTTAAATAAGCCTGTTAGAAAGTCTAAAACTTTCATCTTAGGTAAATAGTCTTGTATGAATATATTTGCTCCTAAACTAAACGCAGAGTTGCTATAATTGTGTAATGTTGCACTATTCTTCGTAATAGTCATACCTGTAGCCAATGCACCAAAGCTAACAGTTGACTGACAATTAATTCTAAACTCTATATCGTATGTTCTTTGATCAAGATTACCACTTGTAAGATTCATTAATGGTACAGTAATATTTGATGCACTATTAAATGGTACATTTTCTCTGTAGTATAACAATTCGTTTGTTAGTTTGTCTATAACTATGATTTCGCCTGTATTATTTGTTACACTTGGATCAAGCACTAACCTAATAGTGTACGATTCTCCACCATTAACTATTAGCTTGTTTGCTGTAAGCACATCTCCACTACCTGAGCTATATGTAAAGTCTGCAAAAGTTAGCTTCTTAGATTTTGTAGCTATATCTACACCAAAAGTAGGTGGATCAGTTTCAGGTAAAGATATAGGAGACTTTTCTCTATGTAACCATAAATAAAGTTCATCAAACATATCACTACCAAAAAATGTTTTTATACTTCCCTCATCTGTCATATTAAAATCTACATTGTATTGTGTTTGTATGGCTTCTATAACTCGTTTAAGTTTTATAGCAGGTTTAAGGTCTGTTTTTAATACAGGAAAATTTACATTTTTTAATTCGTTAGTACTACCTGTATCATAAGTATAATATTTTTCTAACAATATAAGAGGCACTACTATATTACGATTAGCTGTGTTTGTAGCATCAACACCTGTACTTTGTAAACCTACTTTAAATGCTTGTAGGAAATCACTATTAGAATAGCTAATATCATATGTGTTTAAGGGATTTAATGAGCTAAGCTCCTCATCTCCAAATATATCTTTTAAATCACTTGGCTTTCCAAAGAATACAACCTTATAAGTATGAGGGTGGTTTTCTTTCATACTCACACCATCTAATCTTATTTGACCTGTCTTGAATGGAACGTGGTTTATTTCGATTCTTGCATCTACTCTAAATCTTGCATCAAAGCCTCCTGTAATGTCAAAGTTGTAATAATGTTTAAACAACTTATTGTTTGTTGAAGAAGCAGGTAAATTAAACTGCTTAGAAAAAGGTGTAAAGACCTTACTTATATCTGAGATATTTTGTATTGAATCTGTGATACTAATTGTCTCATCTTGGAATAAATCAACTCGAGTATCTTGTATATATAATTGTACTTCACGCCTCATACTATATTATTGATAATATCGTTAGCATCTTCTACCTCTATAGTGTATTGAATTAACTTATCGTTTACTGATGTCTTTTTTAATAGTGTGCTTGTAGATACTGTAACAGGATGCCATTTAGAATTAAAGTATATCCAAACATACTCGCTTAACATAATATCTTCTATTACTGCGTTGTAAGCCTCAGCTAAGTAATCTGTGTTAAGTGTAAACCGTTTCTTACCTGTTTTGTTAAATGTTTGTGTTTGATGTGATTTGACATCGTAGTTAGATGAGGTGTAAGTAAATATATTTCTCTTAAATGTTTCGCTTCTTGTGTTTACGCTTTCTACTGACTTTAAAAAGAAGTATTGATCTTGTGGTACACCATTCTTATTTATAAATCGCATTTGTATTGGGCTGTATTTAGCACTACATACTCTTTCTATTGTCCAAGTGTAGTTTCCTGATGTTGCAGCTACGCTTGTTGCTGAGGTGCTTATTGTTGCTTTTGTTGCTGTGCCTCCGTTCATATCCCAAGCAAAACCTGCTGTATTTTCAGGTAGGTAGATTATTTGTGTATCGCCTGTGTTGGTTAGTTCGTAATCATCAGGATCAAAGTCTTGATTTACACCATCCCAAAACTCTGAATAACCATAATAACCTGTATGTGTTACTGCGCTTTGAGCTGTAGCTGTACCTCCACCATCTACTGCTGTATAAGTTGTTATAACGTAAGATATAGAAACTGTGTCTAAGTTGTTGTAATTAGCAACAAAGTAATCTTTACATAGGGTAGCTATTTCAAATACTGTTCTATTGCTTGTTGCGTTTTTAAGTATCGTATAACGCAAAGTACCATCTATTGTCAGCTCCATCTGTGCTGATAAATGTGATGCAGTAGTTACTGTAACAAAATACGGACTTCTTAGTAATATATTAGCCATTAGTATCGAATATTATTTTTTCTATATCTTTTACAAAACTCTTTTGTAGTTCAGCAGGTAGTTTTTCGTATGCTTGGTTAAAAGGCTTAGTGAAGAACATACTTGCTTTTATACCTTTATTAAATACGCTTCTTGCTATTGCAAACTGTAAACTTTGATTTGTTATAAATCTTCCTGTTTTCTTATCTCTACCTTTTATGCCTTTACGTTTAACAAAATCTTCAAATGCTGATGCAGGTGGTACATCTGACCTATAAGAAAAAGGAGAGTTTTTATTTTCTATATAATTAGACTTTGTACCTTTTACGCCCTGATCTTGAAACTTACCATACTTTTCCATATAGAACTCTACACCTATTGAGCCTCCTCTGTTGAATGGTTTGTACTCTAAACTGTTGTATAGTTTCTTAGTTACATTTTTACTGCCTTTCTTAGTTCCTTTAGTTAGTCTTGACCTTGCTTGTTGTATAACAAACTTTCCGAACTTATTTAACTCCTCTTTTACTTCTTTTAGTTGCATACGTTTATATCATTTGCGATTAATACATTAAACGTACAAGCAACTCCTGCCATTTGATTCTCAAACCTTTCATAAAAAAACTCACAAGAAGCATCTCCCTCTAACTGATATTTGTTTTGATATAGAGTGCCTTTACTAAGTAACCCTACTAATTTGTTTACTACAGCTAATTGTGTGTTTATAATATCTTGCTCGTTGTTGTTGCCTCTGAATATGTCTGTTACCTCATCCTTTGACTGATCTACAATATCCATAGACATTACTGTAATATTGAAGTTGAGGACTTGTTCTTGTATAATTACGTTGTTTACTATTATATGACTTAGAGGAAAGATTGTTTGCTTAGATAAGTCTATGTCGAATATATCGCCTGTTGTTACAGTATTGACATTCTCATCTGCTAAGAGATTAGTCTTAATAGTGTCTGTTATTTGGTAATAGCCTCTTACTCCTTGATTCATCGGTTAAATTTACTTTTCATTTGTTTTGATTCTAACTCTGCTTTTTCTTTCATATAGGTCAAAGAATACAAGCAGGTATGTACGTTTAGTTTAGTGATATCTTCAAATCGTGTAATATCTCCTTGACATAATCCCCAAAGCGACTGAAACCATCCATATTTTTTTCCAAAATTTGCTGTTGCACTAAGGCTATCTCCTCCTCCTCCAAATAACTCATCATAGCTTGAGACAAGTCCATCCCTAAATGATAAAAAAAAAGTATGGAACTTAATACAGCATCCATTGGCATTGATTTCATTATATCAGGATCATCACCTGTGTAATCTTCTATTAAATACTTTTCCTCGTACTTTTGCTTTATAGGTCTGTATAGAACATTCATAGCTCTATGTAGATTATCCATATCTCCTATGTATGTGTCAAGATCTATGTACTCCCCAAAGCTCATATCTTCTAACTTAGGTATAAAGCCATAATTTACTTTACCTATTTTAAACTCTCTTACAAGCTGTGGTTTTTCATTAAACATATTTGTAAGTATTGCTGTTATATCTCTAATGCTTTTAGCTTTCATAGCCATTATTGTATCGCCTCTTAGTCCACAAAATATTTCTATCATTTTAATAGCTAAGAAGTTCTCATCTTCATTCTCAGATTGTATCTTTAGATACTTTTGATATTGACCTAAAGTAATCTCGCTAAGAGTATCAGGAATATAAACCTCTACTTTCATATATATATAACGTAAAAAAATAAAGTTTTAGAAACTATCTAATAGCGTATTGTCCTCTATTAGGATTCTTGAGTTGCATCATTAAAGCGTATCTTGCTGCATCTATACAGTCAGGGTGTGTACCTGTAGGTTTTTGTAGATTGTTACCCTCTTTGTCTTTATCCCATACATAACCTTGCAGCTCTCTTATTAGATTCTTAGAATGGCTTGTTATGTAGATTTCATTTTGATTAATAAGGTTTATTCCATACACTATAGAATCTCTACCCTTTGATACAGGGAATACTTTGTGTCCGTAGTTTCTTAGTTCTTGAATAGACTTAGGCTCTGCACTATCTGCGTATATGTGTTCTCGTATCTCGTTTTGTTTAATAAAATAGCTAAGGTCTCTATTTAACATACCCTTACGATATAATACCTCATCGAATATATAAGCGTGATTCCATTTGTATAGTCTTATAATTGTTGAGGGATCTACAGAATAACCAAAGTCTAACCCTGAGCAAAGTAATCTTGCTTCTTGTGGTATTTGGTCTATAGGTTTCCAATCAGGAATACATACACCCTCTAAACTACCTATCTGTCCAAGTCCGTAGACTTTCCACCAATTAGCCCAATACGTTGAGGTCTTAGCTTTCTCTTTTGCTTTCTCTATTTCTTTGACTATAGATTCAGGTAAACTATCATTGTCTTTATAAGTAAGTGTTATGAAGTTTGCATCTTGCTGTCCGATTAGTTCTTTGTCTACCCAAAATAAATTAGCAGGATTGTAGTCAAGCCATATATTGCCTGATGTTCTAACTGCTAATTGTTGGTAAGAATCAAAACTAACATTATTACACTCATTAATGAATAAGTCTGTTCTTCTTGCACCTCTTAGTTTGTCAGGTTGATCTGTACTAAAGAACTCTATATAGCTACCATTACTAAATTCGTATTTTAAGGTACTTTTATTGAACTTTCTATCATCATACCTATTCAACCCCTTTAATATGTTTAAGAAGTCTTTTAAAGCACCTCTACGCAAGTGTGGTATTGATTCAGCTACTATGCTTATTTCTTTTCCCTTGTTTCGGATTGCATAGTCTATTAGGATTGCTATGATTGCTATTGTCTTACCTGCTGATGATCCTCCTCTAATTATACGAACTCGTTTCTCAAGTTCTCTGAGTTTAAGTAGTGCTGAGGTTTTTGTTACTTGCATTAATCAATAAATAAAGGTACATCTTCGTTTATATGTATGTCCTTTGTTTCTTTTGGTTTACCCTCTACATAGTTGTAGTATAGTTGTACATATTTAAAGTCGCCTTTCTCTAAACCTTTTTTAAGAGCTGCAAATGCTAAAGGCTCTAACGGAGATAGCTTTTCTATTAATTTAGATTCTTCAGACTTAGGTTTTCTACCTGCACCCTCTCGCTTACCTCCATTAAATTTACGTTTATCCATAATTGAAAAAAGATTGATTAATCAATTATATAACGCTAATCTTCTTCTTTTTTGTCAAGCTGCTTTTTAATTACCTCTACACTCATATAGATTTGGCTTACTATATTCTCTAATCTTTTTATTCTTTGTATCTGTGTAAACTTTTTTGGTTTCATTCTGTACCTGCTATTATGTGGTCTGATAGATGTCTATTGCGATTGTATTGGTCTATGTACCATTGTTCGCCTCTGTCTCCCTCTATTTCTTTTTGTAAGTGTGCTAATGCTCTCCAAGCTATTTTTGCTGAGTGTCTTACTCCATCTATATCGTGCATACCATTCTCCATTAGGTGTCGCATAAGCGCATCTAAATCATCGCTACTCTTTTCTCTATCCCAATGTATCTCTTTGTCAGGATGATGTTGTTTACTTCCTATGTAGCTTACTCTTGCTACTTCGCATAGTGCATCAGGGAAGTATTTTATTAGTCCTCTATACAGAGGTATCTGCTTTCTTTTTTGTTTGTTCTTTTCCATCTTTTAATTTGTCTACTATTTTTAATAATCTTTTTAAGTCTTTTTCTTTAGTGTAGTCTACTATGTGATTTATTAATGCTTTTCTTAATTTTGATTTGTTTCTTATTCTAAGTAAGACTATATCAAAATACTTATCTATTTTAGGATTGTATCTTCTGTGCATCTCAAACGCTTTTAAGCTATGTATAGCTGTAGTATGATCATAACTCTTGCCTTTAGATTCGTAAAAGTCTCTTATCTCTGCGTATGTCATATCGCAATGATGCCTCAACATAAACGTAAGTAAAGACCTCATCTCTATATATTCTCGTTTCCTTGTATTATCAAATACATCTATACCTGATATGTCTATAATGTGTTTTGCTATTTTATTTGCCTCTCTATTCATAACTTGTGCATATATATTTTAATTGTACTTTGTTTAGATTAAACCACTCACCTCTTACATTTTGTTCTTTATATTTTTTATGTAAGTCTGTTTCTATATCATTATTAAATATCTTTATCAGTTCGTATGTTGGTTTCTCTGCTTGTAATGTTTTTTCTCTATCAAGTGGATTTATAGATTTACCTATCTTATAATAACCTGTGTTTTTGTCTTTGAGTATATAAGTTTTCTTGTCTTGAGTTTTTATTTTTTTACCTTTCCAAAGACTTTCATATTTTTCACTTAATAATGTTTTTGATAAGTTTTCTTGATAAATAACATATTCATCATATTTAACAAGATTTAAAAAACTTTTAGAAAATAAATTTTTTTCTACACCACTGTAAATAAAAAAATCTTCAATAAATTGATCCATTTGATGAAGATATAAATTGTTATAATGTTTTACCCAAAATCTTTTAATTTCAAAATCACTATGCCTCATAAAGTCTAATACTAAATCCCTATAATTTTCTTCATAATAACAACACATTCCTGTATCAATATATTCTTTTTTTATTTCTAAAAAATCTTGCTTAGTTTCTAAATCGTATCCGTTGCAAAACAAATCGCTTAAAATTTGTTCTAATGTTTCTTCGTAATAATGTTGTTTTTTATTATTGTGTTTAAAATAATAATCAAAGTATTCATAAAACTTATTCCAAAAGTTCTCAATAGATTTTTTATATTTTAACCCTCTTTCACTTTTAAAATTAACCTTGTGATTATTAATACGAAGAGTTGAAGTTTTTACGTTATTAAATATTTCTATGTTTTTATCTTCTATCACAATATTCCTTTTATGCAGTAACTGTCTAAGTCTGCTCCGTTAATAAAAAATGTTTCAAATGTTTGTAATGCTTTGGTTACTTTCTCCTTTCCTGAATTATAAAACTCCTCACTTACATCATAGATACCTATATCTAATGATCCTTTGTCTATAGCTATGAATTTAAATTCTTCATAAGGTTTATTAAATAGTTCTGAATATATATACACTTGTACATCATATCCATATTTTCTTGCTGCATAGGGGAATGCTTTTAAGTCGCTTGTTGTTTTAAGATCTACCACTCTATAAGAATCTAACACATCAGCTTTACCTCTAAAGGGATAACCTTGTATCATACCTATTGCAGGTACTTCAAACTCACAGTTTGTTATTAGTTGTAATGCGTGTTCGTTTCTTAGAAAGGCATCTGCTAATCTTTCTGCATCTCTTTTTTGTTTTATAGTGTAGACCTTTCCGTGTTCTTCTTTGGCTAACTTATATGCCTTAGAGTTTTTTGATTGTACATCTACAAAGATTTGTTTCTCAAATACATCAGGCTCAAGTATTGCTGTGTGAAATAACCAACCTGCATCTAAAGCACTTGATTCTTGTGATCCGTATTCTGTAACGTATTTGTATTTCTTAGGACTGTCTAAGAGTAGTTTAATTGATGAGGAGCTGAGTGCTGCCTTACCAAGATATCCATAGTAGAACTCATCATTTTTCATAAGTTCTAATATCTCATCGTGTCTAAATCGTTCTCCGTTTAAGAGTTCAATAGTATCCATATAAATATAATTATTAAACCTAAGTAACTAAATGCTAAGGCTCTCATTTTGTTTTCGTAGTTTTTCATTTTCTTTTTCTGCTTTTCTTGCTCTCTCTATAGCTCTGTTTTTATCGAGTCTATATTCTAATAGAGCTTTTTTATATAGTCGTATGTTGTTTGAATATTCTTGAAAGTAAAAGACAACCCTAATTAATGATTCAGACATCTTCTCTAAATTCTCTGATTTTCTTTTATCTAATTGGGAGGAGACAATAGATGTCAAGAAGTTTAGATCAGACCAAATCTCTAAGTCTTTAAGGTTGTCTATCTTTTTATCCACAGTAATCTTTTGTCCAACATTCAAAGGTTTCGTTCCATACTCTCGGTGTCCAATTAGGGTCAATCTCTGACCTCCACTTAAAAGTACCTGTTACTACACAATCATCTAAGATTACTAATTCATCAATAAGTTTTTTCATAATTAATAGTTTTATTTACTGCTAATATACAAAAAAATATTATATAAACAAATGTTAATATGTATTTAAGTGAAAAATAGTATTTATTTGATTTACTATATCTGATTTTTTATAAATCTTATGATTCTTGTGATACACATAAATATAGGGTGCATACTTAGATTTATACTTTTCGTTCTTCGCTTTGTGGTTTTCTTTTGCTTTTAGTTGGTAAGGACTATTCATTAGCTTGTAGCTGATAGGTTTTATTTGTATGCCTAATAATAGTTTGTTGTTTATGTACATTTCTGCATCTATGCAATACTCGTGATCCTTTTCAAATGATGTTTTGTATATCTTTACGTTTTTAAACTCTGCCTGTAGTTCTTGTATGATTCCTATCTCGTTTCTAAAGCCATTCCAAGTTTGACCAATTACTCTATGCCAAACGTATCTCTTTAGGTAAATATCTTTTTGCTCAGATAGTTCTTTAATCTTTTCGTAAACAAGTTCTAATTGTGTAAAGCCTACTATTTCCTTGTAGTAATCTTCCCAAGCATTATGTGTGTAGTCGGATGTTGTTTTGTAAAAGTCTGTAATCAATTCCATACAGTTACCTACATACTCTGTTTTAAAATACTTATTAATAGATTGCTTCTTGTTTAGCTTTCTATAAACAGCAGTAGGAATAGATAATGTATAGTAGTGATCTTCCATTATACAAGTTTGTTAAGGTCTGCTATCCATCTTCTATAAATATTTCCGTTACAAGTACAAGGCTCGTTATACTTATGTTTGTAGTATTTAGCGTGTAGCTCTGCCACTAACTCTATTTGGCTTTTGTTTAACTCGTTTTGTCTTGGTCGGTTAGTAAACTCTAACCATCTTTCTAAATCTTCTTCTACCATAACTTTACTTTGTTTGCTTTATCTTTTCGCTTGTCGCACCCACACTTATCTCCCCATATCTTTTTTACTATCCACTTAATACCTGTGTAGGTTGTTATCTTTTCTATTAGATCTCCTAATCCCATTGTATTTCTGTTTTAATTAATGATTTTACGTTCTTGTATGTATTATATAACGAATAATAACTGATACCTGTTTTCTTTGATAGTTCAGCTATTGACATCTTTTCTTCTGTGAGAAGTCTGAATACTTTTGCATCATACCAATAGACCTTATCTAACAAGCTGTCTAATTGTTTCATCTTACCCTCTATGTCTTTGTATTCTTTTATTTCTTCCTCATCTACAAACTTCTCTAAGTATTCTATATTTACTTTAGTAACTTTTTTTTCTTTTCTGCATAAATCTATAAACAAACTTCTAAGGATTCTGTATATATAGAAATGATTGATGTCTTGATCATAACTTATATCTAAACCACCATTAATTAATGTGTGTACCTTTATGTACATCTCTTGTACTATGTCCTCGCATTTGTCTCCCTCACATCCGAAGCTCTTTACTATGCGTAACCAATCTTTATGTTTACTTGCTATCTTTTCGAGTGTTGTCAATGGTTAGTTGTTTCTTAGTTCTATACTTTATTAAATTTTTACCTCCTACTTGAAAGCCTACGTTATTCAGTATTGACTTAAATAATATAGGTGATTCGTGGCTTGTAGGTTTATATCCTAAAGACATTTCTTTTACCTTAGCAACATATAGCCTTGTGTACATCCAAGCATCAGGACTTGCTATATATCTATGCACAATTAAAAAATCATCACATCTGTTGCCGTTGACTGCGCCCCCCTCACTATCTCCTATTGTTGGAGGTGGATTCATCCCACCGTACTCGTGATTAGGTGAGTGTTTTCTTCTGAGTGCTTCAGTAACTGCGTGTGCGCATATCCAAGTAGATATGTTATGTTTTTTACAAAAGATTCGTATGTCGGTTAGTTGCACATAATTGTACTCGTAACCATTAGTATCTTTTAGTTCTTTCTTTAATGAGTTTATAGGATCAATAAGTAAGCCATCGTAATCCCAAGCCTCTTTTAGTTTTTCAGCAAGATCTAATAGTTGTTTATAAGTGTATTGTCTGTTGATGTCTACAAACTTAAAATGATTATATACAAAGTTTTTTGATTGTTCGTAGTCTGCTTCTTCTATTTTGTTTATTGGTTTACCCTCTATAAATTCTATAAGTTTTTTAATAAGCTGTACAGGATCATTCTCACTTGAAAATACTAACCATTTAATTTTATGTTTAAGTGAGTAAAGCAACATAAGATAAAACGTAAAGTGTGTCTTACCTACGTTGTTATGACCTAAGATAAAATTCATATTACCTGCTACGAAACGAAATGAGCTGTCTATCTCTTTGTGTCCGAGCTTTAAGGCTTCTCTAACTTTACCTTGTCTAAAGTCGTTTAGTTTATTTATATGTTCTGAATAGTTTATAAGCATAAAAAAAGGGGGTAGTTAGCCCCCTATTTATTAAAATGGTAGATCATCTTCTCTGTCAGGAGCTTGATCTTTAGTTGTTACCTCATCTTTGTATTGTCTAACACTCCAACCTCTTAAAGTAGTAAAATAAAATATTCTACCATCTCTTTCATATTCTCTGCCTGAAATATTGTAAAATACTTCTACATTGTCTCCTACTTTCCAAGCATCTAAAAGATTTGTGTTTTGCTGTGTAAAATCTATTTGTACTACTTGTGGGTATTTATCGTTTGTTGTTAAGATAAGTTTTCTAAATCTAAACTCTCCTTTTTGTTCTACTTCTGTTATTCTTTTGATTTTTCCTGATATTGACATTTTATTCATTTTTATTTATTTAAATATACTCGTTTATGTTTTGGTACTCTATTGTATCGTACTCTTTCTGTGTGCCTGTCGATGTTTGTATCATCTATTAGTTGGTTTTCTAAATCTATAATTTTGTATTTATACTTTACCAATAATCTCATAGCCTCATCTATCTTATGCACTTCTTCTCTATAACTTTCAAATATTTGATTGTGTATTACCATAGCTTAACTTATTATCCAATTATAGAAGTGTTTAGCATCTTCTACTACACTAACTC